CGTTCAGTTCCCATGCAGGCGTGAAGTCCAGTTTGATGTAGCCGCGAGTGATGCGGTGTCCTGCGCTGTGGTTCATACCGAAAGCCACCTCGTCTATTGACGCGCCGCAATCGTTCTGCGCCACCGTTCCCCATGTGTGACGGAAAGTATAGACGCAATACCAGTTCTCCTTTGCAATGCCCATGCTCTCACAAATCTTTCGGATGCCTATGTTCACGTTCGCGCTGAAACTGTCGCTTGTGGTGTGCCTGTCATGGAAGTTGAACAGCCATTCACTGCCTGGTACTGAAGCATACTTCACAACCAACGGCTTGATTATCTCCGGCACACGCATTTCAAAGTACGCTCCATCGGCACGGCTGCGCATGGTCTTGGCTCGCTTGTAGTGAATGATGCCACCGTGATAGTCCTCTTTGCGCAGGTTGTATAAGTCCACCGTGTTGATACCTCCAAGACACAATACCATCATGGCTACGTCTCGCCCAAGTTCGGGCAACGGCAGCTTCATCTTGCTTTCGGGCAGGGGAGCGGAAAAGAACCTGCGGCACTCCTCCGCACTGATGGCTCGCTGCTCGGGACGGTCTGCATGTGGTATCTTCACCTTTACCCACGGATTGGTCTTCACTCTGATTAGCCCGGTGTCATAGTCATTCAGTTCCTCGATGGCTGCGCGAAACACCTGCCTTATGCACACAGGGTACATTTCCTTTGCCCTGTTCGTCTTCTCCAAACTCTTTATCCACTTCGCCACGTTCGTTGAGGTCAGTTGCGAGAACTTCACTTTGGTGGTACCGAAGTAACGCTCCATGTGCTGCAACGCCAGCTTGTAGTTACGCGCGTTGCGCTCCTGTCCATTGTCAATCATGCGGTCGATGTGATTACGCGCATAGTCCGAGAAGCACAAGTCTTCGTCGCCCTTTTGCAGGTAGTCCACTATCATCCTGCAAGTCCAGTCCCGGATGTCCACACGGTTCAGCTTCTCCATGTAGCCGAGGATGAGCGACGTGCAGAACTGCAGCACCACAGGGTCGGTGATTTCCTTTCCCTTTGACAGCTCGCGCTTCGTCACCATCTTCTCAGTTTTGATGTAGAGAGTAGAACGCTTGTGGTTAACTCTGATGAATACAGGGTAGAACCCGTCTTTTCGCGCCCATTGGACGCACGCTTTCATTGTTGCCATAATCTTAAAATCTAAACTGTGTTCCTATTGTTTCGTTGATACTATTGGTAACAAGTCTGTAACTCGCTTACTTGCAATCCAAATCACGTCCAAATCACAGGTTCAAAAAATCCGAAACTTTTCCAAATCTTTTCCGTTCATTCTGCTCATTTTCCGTGTCGGAATGAACGAACCTCCATTTACGAAGTTAGGCGGAAGTCCCTTTGTTTTCGGGGCTTACCGCCTAACTCGCTTAGTTTCAAGTTCCGTCGCTTACTCCTCTACTGCTGCCTGCGCGGCTCTTTTTGGTGCCTCAAAATAAGCGAGTTAGCGGTTTTCTCTAATCAATGTCTAACTCATTCGTTTTTCTCCGTCAGGTCGTAATACATCTGAACTGCTGCATCAGTAGAAAATGCCTCTGCCCATGTCTTGAAGTCGTATTCCAGTCCGCTAACCTCATCGAGGTATGGACTTTCCCAAAGGTCTTCCAATGAAGCGTAGGCTTCTGCTGGGTCTTTGCCGTATGCGTCCACCACTTCCGTTCCATATTGCTCAACGAGTATTCTTGCCCAATCGCTTTGCTCGCAACCGGGGTTGAGGCGCAGCACCTCGAACGCTGCGGCTTTCAGTTCCTCCAGCGTCTCGTCATTGGTGCAGAACTCTCTCATTATGTCGTCAAAATCTACTTGTACCATAACACAAAACTTAAAACTTTTCCTTAGCCATTCATGCTTATCTTTGCGACATGAAAGAATACTGGTATCTCAGAGAGGGAGACTTTCTCCCCGAGCCTATTGACTCCATCTGCAAGAGTTGGAAGCGGTCTCGCCGCTCCATCGTTGAGTTCCTGTCCGCAAGTGCAAACATCTTCACTTCAAAGGAAGATGCAGAGCAAGCGTCTCGCGTTGTCCGTGCCGCACTCATTGCTCATCAAGTACGTCAAGGACAAGTCGCAGAAATTCGTACTGCCGTTGATATTCCTCCCTACGAGGACGGCTGATGCCACGACTCTCCATTTCTGCAAGGTCAAGTTGTCCGTTCAACTTGGCGAGTTCAACGGCATAGCGTATGAAACGTCGTGTGCGCTCTCCGGGTGAGCAGACAGCCACTGCTCCTTTAATTCGTTTATAGCCTTCAGTTCCATATATATTCATTTACCTTTTCTTTTGCCACTGTAGCCCATTCCTTTGATACTGCCCACTTCAATCCGTATTTCCCGTATATAAACTCACACTTCCGAAGTGCAGATACAGGATATATCAAATGACCGAGTGAGTTTGGGCTGTCAAAAGCTAATTCTCCGCCTAATGTCTTATTACTATTTGACGGAGGTTTTATATGGTCTATGGTTTCACCAACTTGTGTTAGATGGCTAAAACAAAGCACTCTTCCATTGATACTCACATAATCACCATGCTTTAGAAACTTATACAAAAAGTATTCTAAACCTCCGATATGTGATTTGATAGTTTTTCGACGCATCCAATCATAAGCTAATGCCATTGCTATGAAAATAGCAATAACAAATGCAACAATTAGTATGGCGAAGACAAACTTCATTTCTCCATCAGCACTTTAATAAGTCTCTCCTTTTCATCCAACAGTTTCTCCAACATGGCTATACGCTCTGTGAGGATTGCGGTGTCGCCCATCGTGACGTTACCAGCAACATTGTTATTGCCAGTTACTGCCACACTGCCATTTCCTGATGCAACAGCATTACTGCCCTCCATCGGATAAAAAAATGACATCTTAACACCAAGAACTTCTGCAATGCGTTCAAGCGTGCCACTCTTTACGTCAGCAGCATTAAATGTTGAGTTCAACGCCTGTGGCGAAATCCCCAACTTCTTCGCAATAGCCAATGCAGAAATGTTCTGCTGGGCTATTTTTTCCTTTAAGTCTTTTCCGGTCATAAAGCCCAAACTTGAATGTTTAATGTTAATAACTCTTAATTCTTGGCAAATTTCAAGGTTTACCTTTGTTTGTTTCAAGTTTAACCTTTATCTTTGCATCGTGTTTAAGCCTCGTTGCTCTGCAACTGGCTTGTTTTCAAATAGCAAAAGTAAACAATTTAATTTAATAAACGAAAGAAAATGGCAAAATCTGAATTTCGCGTCGTTCGAGAAACGCAAGTTAACACTCCCGAAAGTCTTTTGACGGTCGAAAAGGGAGGAACGGTAACAGTATCGTGCAAGGACTTCTCACCTTACAGCACGGTCAAGAGTGCAGCCACACGCCTTAACCAGCGTGCTGGCTTTGTTGAGTTTGAGATAACCACACCCGACAACGGTGCAACCATCGTAATCAAACGCAACTGATATGGCTACGAACACTAATCCCTACTGCGCTACGTGTCCCAAGGCTCACAATGGCATCAATGGTCGATACTGCAATGTGCTTCGCCGTTATGTCGAGTATGCTAAAGAACCACCATGTGAAAAGTAAAACCTTAATCCTACACGAAAATGAAAAAGTATCTGAACATCTATCGCAACTGGCGCGTTCACGTGCTGACCTTACTCTGTATGGTTGCAGCCTTATTCATTCTTGGCGACTGCGACGACATGGGGTACCTCCTGTTTACAAAGGGTGTTGGCTTCGGTTTCGCCTACATCATCTATCGTCTTGGCAAGTATTGGGATGCCAAGGGCAAACTCAATTTAACAGCACTTGCAGAAGAAGAATAACCATGAGTACCTATATCCAGTTTCCCGACAAGGTGGTGTCCTACGACACGTTCATGGATGACCTTTCATCGCGTATCGTTCGCAAGATGCAGCGTGCGGAGGCAGACCCTAAGACGGTCAGCCAACGAAAGGCTTACTCCATCTTCGGACGTGCCAATGTTGACCGCTGGCGCAAGGAGGGGCGCATCCGTCCCTGCAAGCGTCCGGGCAAAGTGGAGTATTGCATGGCTGACTTGCGACTACTGCAGCAGACACAACAAGATTACTTCAAACGCTAACAGAAAACCATTATGGACTACGCAATTTACAAAACCACCGACGGCAAGCACCCTCGCGTTATACACCGCTTCACACAGGAGGCTTGCAACCACAAGGCAAAGGCTGCTGCGCGTGAAAAACTGAATGATATGTGGCTTCGCGTCCTCCAGCGTCCGATGCTCCATCACAACCCCCAAGGCACAAAGGACGATTTCCAGTACGACTACATGACGAGCGTGAACACCTCTGAGTGCATCCGCTTCTACATAGACAAACTTTAAGTATCACCATTTATGTTCAATTTCAAATTCTAAAAAGTTATGGCAAAAGAAATGCAACTTACCGTACAGGAGAGCCGTGAACTCCTGCTGAACCCTGCCTATCAAGCGCAGAAGACGTTCGAAATCCAACAGCGTATGGCAAACATGTACGTGCAATCAACCATCGTTCCGCAAGCCTATCGCGGCAACATCGGCAACTGTGTTATCGCTATCGACATGGCTCAACGTATGCAAGCCAATCCACTGATGGTTATGCAGAACCTCTACATCGTCAACGGAAACCCTGCATGGTCTTCCAAGTTCCTTATCTCCTGCATCAACATGAGCGGTCGTTTTACTCCGCTGCGTTACCAGTTCATCGGAAAACGCGGAACACAGCAATATGGTTGCCGTGCATACGCCTATGAGAAGTCAGACAAGGAACACAAGGAGGCTCTTTGTTCCGTATGGATAACAATGGAAATGGCAGACAAGGAGGGATGGACTAAGAAGTCCGGCTCCAAGTGGCTCACCATGCCCGACCAGATGCTTATCTATCGCGCTGCTGCTTTTTGGTCTCGCGCCTATGCTCCCGAAATCTCTATGGGCTTCCTCACAAAGGAAGAAGCAGAGGATGCAGTCTTTAACGAAATCGTGGATGCACCTGTTATCACATCGTCACAGGGCGACGATATTCCCGAACCTCCAATTACCGATGCTCCAACCGATGAAAATGCAGGTACAGAACAAGCTCCAGTACAGCCAGCCGCACAAGCTGCTGCACCCTCTCCTACCGCTAACACAAGTGAGAAGCCTGCCGATGCCGTTGCCGCTGCCATGCAGAAGCAACAGTCTTCACGCAAGACCAACTACAAAGCACCTGCGCCAGTAGAGACGGCAGACGGACAACGTGTTGACCCCGAAACAGGCGAACTGTTCGCACAGCAATAACCGAGTATCCCAGTGGGCAGGTGCGAAACACCGAGTAACATCTGCCCACATTTTCAAACTAACAGTCATGGAGAAAGTAACAATAACACTTGAAAGCAATGGGTGGAAAGTCCAACAGGGCGACAAGTACGCTGACACCCTCTGCTATGAAGAAATGCTTGGTGTCCTTATCTCTTTGACGATGCCTGAGCAACGCCCTTGCTTGCAATGGATGCGTACAAAGGAACAGCACGAAGCGTATATGAGAGCAATTTTCAATCAATAACCATCAAAAGTAATTCAACTATGGCATTCCAAATCATAAGACCAGCAGACCGTCAAGGATGGCTGGCACAACGTGAAAAAGGTATCGGCTCGTCAGAAGTCGGCACAATCCTCGGTGTTAACCCTTGGGAAACCCCCTACCAGCTTTGGCGACGCAAGAAAGGCTTGTCACCTCGCGTAGAGGAAAACGAAGCCATGCGAGCCGGACACATTCTTGAAAGCGCAGTCGCCACCTACTTCGAGGAAGAAAGCGGACGGCAGGTTATCAAGGCTTCTGAGGGCGACTGGCTCGCAGTCGATACAGAACGCGACTTCCTGCGTGTCTCTCCCGACCGCACATATTGGCTGGAGGGTAAGCACAGCAACGACAACAAAGGCATCCTTGAATGTAAGACTACTCAACTGGAGATTGACGAAACCGACGTGCCTAAGCATTGGTTCTGTCAACTCATGTACCAACTCGGTGTGATGGGCTACCGTCAAGGATCTCTCGCTTGGCTCATACGCGGTCGCAAGTTCGGCTATCGTGACATCGACTTCGACGCGGATTTCTACGCTTACATGGTGGAGCGACTTGAAAAGTTTTGGCGCGACTGCATCGTCGGCAACCAAGAGCCACCTGTAACAACCATTGACGATATTCAAATCAAGTTCCCTCGTTCTACC